AAAGTCTACTGTGAAGAACTTTACATCTACTGAACCAACTTCGTAGTTTTGGTTTAGTGAGAAGTTATTTTTTGATATTGCCATTTTTAATCCTCCTTTTTATCTGATTTAAATGACTATGATGCCGCTCAGGCATCAAGTTAAATGTATTTATGGATCTGTTTGGTAAATTATGCTGTAATATTAAGGTTTAAGCCAAACTTCGTCACTTTTGGTGCGTATCTTGAGTTTATAACCCAACTTTTTCAACGTATCCTCGGCCACACGCACTATGCCGGGTCTTTTTGATCTTTTCATTTCTATGTTGATCACCGGTAGGTTCTGTGCTATGGTCTCCTGTGCGCCCTTGACCAACAGGTCCTCGTAGCCGTCCACGTCTATCTTGATGAAGTCTATGTCCACCAACTCGAAACTGTCCAGCGTCCGGATCTGTATGTCTCCGGGTGTGCGATCCAACATCTGTGCCAGGGGTTGCGTGAACGTGGCGGTGTGTTCGGAGTCACCCAGACCCACCTCGTGTAGCACCGCATTTTGATCTGCGGGTGTGTTCTTCCGCCAGCACTCTATGAATACGGGGTTGGGTTCGAAGCAGTGTACCTGCTCGAAGTCCTGCATCAGGTACCTCGTCCACATGCCCACGTTGGCACCCGCGTCAACACAGCCACGCCATGACTTGATGTGTTTGTAGGCCTCACGCCTCAGTTCTGATTGTCCGTCGCCCGCGTTCTCTATGAAAGTAGGTTTGGTGTGTTGGCCATTGTAGGCCACCCAGAAGTCATTGCCTGTTGGGTATGTCATTTTTTCCTCTTGCATTTCTTACAACGACAGTCTGGGCAATCCAGGCACTCGGTACAAGACTTGCCACAGTGCTGTTCACAGCCGCATTGTTCACAGATGTATTTGATCATGATTTCTCCAGGCACCTGTGGCAGTCACACACCTCACAATTCTCACAGTTGGGGCACCGGTCCTGTTCACAGTGTGGATCACAGTTGCACCTGTGGCATTTTTCCCTGGCCATTATAACTCCTTAAATTTCTTGAGTATGTCCGTGTTGGGCAGTTTGGCCTGTAGTTGCTGTTGTAGCCTGTGCAGTGTCTGTAGTTTCAGCCTAGATTCCAACTGGTTGTAGTTGGCCACTGATCGCCTGATGTTCCTGAGGTTGGCATCTGTTATGTTCAAGGCCCTCTCCAGTTGCGTGAGATTCCGATAGTGATCCTCCCATGTCCTCATGTACCTCCTCAATGCCATCACGGGCACCGGTTGCCTCTGCCTCATGGCCTGTGCCTGGTTCTTGTTCTTGAGCTTCTTGGTTATCTCCGGGTCTCCCGCCACTATAGCCAGCATGTTGGCTAGGTCGTTGTTGATCATCCTGACCTGGTCGAACGTGCCCTTGGCCATGGTCTGGTCCGCATATGATTTTGCGAATACTGCCGTATCCTTGTGTTGGCTCATGAGTGATAGTGCCAGGAAACTGAGGTAGATCCTCTCCGTTACCTCTGGGAAAGTGAACCTTTCCAGGTCACTATGACGTCTGATGACCTTGCCCTCAGATACATACTTAAGAAATGGTGTTAACATACTGGTATTTATAGTAGACTATGCAACGTAATTTTATACTGACAGACGTGATGAAGACTGGAGATCACCAGATGTACGAAAGTTTCATAAACTATCATACTATCTACGAACAATCATTCGAATGTACAGGCGAATATTACACCTTACACAACTTTGATCTGGAAAGTTATGACCGAAGATTTGCCTTTATTGACATGCGCATACATAATGATCGAATAATGGGGAATCAATCCTACAACGAGGATCTGAACAATAGATTGGAATTACTTCATCAGCAAGGTTTTTCCTTCATCATGGCCTGTCCGTGGGAATCCCGGGAAAATATCAATTCAGGAAAGTTTATTAGCAACAAAGTCATGCCGAGGGTCACCGTTCCATACCGTCATCTAACATGGACCGGAGGAGTCAGTTGGTTTTGGTTTTACATGTATCATAAGCACAAGAATCATTCTTTTAATTTTTCACATGACTCTGGAAAGAAACAATATGACTTCCTGTATCTTAATAAGGGTGCCAGGCCCCACAGGGTAAATCTTTATGAAAAATTACTATCAACTGGTGCTTTAGACAACAGCCTACACACGTTCATAGAGAGAAATCCCCCTAGGAGACTTGACAAGAAATATGAACTTCCTGGTATCGACCCGGAGCATTATCCACGATGGGGTAAGGATCAAGACATCTATGAGTTACCTTACAATGATACATCTTGTTCGTTGGTATCAGAAACCAACGATGTAGATTATGAGATATTCATGACTGAAAAAATTTGGAAACCGATAATTGCTCAACATCCTTTTATTGTACATGGAAATTATCTTTATCTACAGAAATTAAGGGAAATGGGTTTTAAAACCTTTAGCTCATATTTTGATGAGAGTTATGACCTAGAACGAGATCCTTCCAAGAGGATAGATAAGATAGTAAACACTTGCCAAGATCTACTCTCAAAAAATTGGCAGGACATCTATCTACAGACGCAAGCCTTGAGAAAACACAATTATGACACTTTCTTTGATGAAGGGAAACTGAGTCTCGAGATCAACAAGACGTTGGAACTATTTCTTGAATTTGCTGACAGCCGTTAGGTTACGTCTACTGAATCCTAACCTGTCCACCAACTTGACGGCACTGCCTGATTTGTCCACTGCGACGAATCCCTCTGGTTCCGTGACCTCTAGCCCACCATCGGTCTGCTGAAATGATCCTATGGCCATGGCCTGGTTCATCTTTCTCAGCACGAATGCTTTCATGGTCTGCACAGCCTTGTAGAACATCATCATGGCCTGTAGTGGCTTCTTGGCCCTGTTGAGGAATATGGGCATCTGTTTCATCTTGTCCTGTCTGAGAGCAAGTGCCCGTTGTGCCTTGAGTCCAGCCATCTGTTGTGTCATCCTGTCGTTATAAAAGTTTCTAAATCCCAGTAGGAACTTGTTGACATCTGTTGGCAGTTCGCCCTGTTTGACCATGGCGTTGATGTACATCTGGAACATGGGCACGAAGTCCTGGTTCTGTCCCAGCACACTGGCTAGGTTCCTCGGCACGTTGTTCAGCAGTGCCTCCAGTTTCTCTATGCCATTATAAAATTGTTTGGTCTCAGCGTCCGTGAACTTGGCCGACCCCGACACGTCCTTGTAGGTGGCGTTGTCAAAGAACACATCTGGCGATCGGGTGAATGAGTCAACATCCGCTCCAGCCTGTGCGTCCATGGTGGCCAGTGTGTCGCCCACGTATGTGGTGTGAATATTATGCCCACCTTGGCCCTGTCTATCTGTCGGCCAAGGTCTGATTGCTCTGGCACAGCATAGGTGATGGTGTTGGGTGTGAACGTGAGGTTGGGCTTTCCGTCTATGTTCTTCCTTGTGATGTCCTCGTCTGTGAACAAGAGGTCTCCCTGATACACTCCGGTCATGCCCAGTTTCTTCAGGTGTACGAGACACTTCAACAGTTTCTGCCCCAGGTCATCCGTTCCATGATTGTTTGCTATGTCTTTCTTTGTGTAATTTACTTTGGCCGCCTTGGCGAAAACTGACTTGGTGCCCACGAAGAACTTGCCATTGTCTGGATTGATGCCACACACCACTGCTGGTGCTCCGTCCCACTTCACTGAAACCTTCACGGCCTCTGAGCTCGTGCCCTTGAGTGTGAGTAGCAGTCCTCTGAAGAATTCCACCACGGCACGTCCACCTTCATGGCCGTCTGTGATCACTATGTCCTCGATGTGTTCTAGGTGTGTCCTCTTGAATTCAGTAAGGACATCTTCTATCAACATGGCTAGTCCTCTTTGTATTCGCCGTCTCGGATCTTCAGCACGTTCTGTTTGATGTCTTTGTTTTCCTTGATTCTAGCGACGCCTTTGCTGAATTTAGATGCGTCCATGTTCTTCAGTGCCGAATTGAATTTCTTTTCTAGTTTGAATGCGGTGTCCTGGTCGAAGTTTTCTCTGATGTAATACATCAACCTTATAGCACTTTCTAGTATGTGCGAGGCTCTGCTTTCAACTACTTCTTCTTTGTCCCTTTTCAAGGGCATTGAGCTGAGTTCTTCTAATAGACTTCGTGTGTGTTTCTGCATATCTAAGGTATTTACTCTTTATTGTAGCATAATAAAAGCAAAAGTCTACTGT